TAGTTGTAGTACTAGTGGTAGTTAAAGTGTTTGGTTCTAAATTACTTTGATTGGAAATACTATAATTATCTGGCGTATTATCATTAAAAACTTCAACGGTTATAGTTTGATTGACACAATTAGATCCAGCACAAGCAGTTAATGTATAAGATCTAGTGGCAGGAGAAGACGAACCAACTGTTGATTGAGGTAAATTTGTAATACTAGCAGAACCACTAGAACCAACCACACCAATATTACTTATAGAAACAGATGTTGTATCTGATGTATTCCAACTTAATGTAGTGTCATAATTTTGAATACCATCAGATCCGCTAGTTTGTGGATTTGGATTTGCTGAAAAATTATTAATTTCTGGAGTTAATAAAGTGTATTGAATAAAAATATACCCGTTACCATTATTAATATTTGATGAAGTTAATGAAGCGTATGTAGTGTTATATCCGCTACCACCCCCGTATCCACCCCTAGCATTTACGTTTCCAACACTCACGTCAAAACCATTATATCCTCCACCTCCGCCGCTAGCACCACCACCACCGCCACCACCACCAGATCCATCACTAGGACAATTGCCGCCACCACCACCGTTACTAATTGAGGAAACAGACCCCGCCCAATTAAGACCAACATCACCTGTTAAACCAGGAACATTTGGATATGCGGCACCACCGCCACCTCCACCGCCACCAGCAACGATAATCCAAGAACCAGAATAACTATCATAAACTCCAGTGGCTCCGCCACCGCCACCTCCACCACCAGAAGATCCCTGAGGACCCGCACGACCACCTGTACCACCAGAAGCAACACCGCCTCCGCCGCCACCACCAGGAGCATTACTTTGATTGCTATTTCCGTCGCCACCAATAGATCCAATATTTAATTGTAGATTTCTAGCAACAAATGATGGTTGTATAGTAAATGTTCCAAATCGACCAGCTCCATAAATTCCCCCAGGAGAACCAGCATCAGAACCACCAGATCCGCCCCTAGCAGCAGCAACTTGAATAGAAATGTTGGTGGCATTTGCTGGAATAGATATAGTTTGACTTGATGTATATGTAGCACTAAAAGTTGATGATGCCATTTATATACTCCTTACATCTTGCCAATTATTCCAATTAGTAGAACCAGACGGTTTTATTCTCACTTGAACATTTGGGTTACTAACTTTAACTTCAACTGGTATTTCGATATCATCAACAGTTAAAGTATCCGATGTTATATATGAATCTGGTGTTCCTGGTATTGTATCTATATCAGGAAAAGGCAAAGCATCATCTTCATTAGGATAATTAAATGTTTCACTGACATCTGGTGCTCGTGTAGTCACTGTAAAAGTTGATCTAGTTGGTCCAACATCAACATAATATTGAGTGGAGTTAGTTAAACCAGAAGGATCTGTATTAAATGGCAAAGAAAAAACTTTTACGTATAATTGTTGATTATTACTTATAGTAGTTGTATTAGCATAATTAACGCCGTTGGTAGAAACTTGAACCCCAGGACCACCACTGGCAACAGTTACCATGTCTATTCCTTCAATTGCTGATGTTTGTATAATTACAGGACTATTTGGTTCTACGTTATTTTGATTTGGTATACTGAACCCAGTTGGAGTATTATCATTATATACTGATACTGTAGTTTGAGCAGTCGTTGTTCCAGCACTATTTGCCGCTGTTAGTGTATAAGTTTTAGTTGCTGGCGAAACTGATCCTGTGATAGATTGAAGACCAGTGTTAACTGTTCCAGTTGATCCAGCAATCGAAGAAAGTTCACCAACTCCTTGATTAATGTTTAATGTTTGTGCCCCAAAAGTATTCCAAAAAAACGATGTATTTGCCGATGGTACACCTAAAATACCACTAGTTTGTGGATTTGGATCAGCATAAAATTCAAAAATTTCTGGAGGATCTAATAAGGTAAAAGTCAAATTACATTGATAAAAACAACCAACGTGAAATAAAGGGTCTGCTGTAGAAAAAGTTAATTGAAAAGAATTATTACTATTTTTAGCTAGAAAATATGGACCAGGAACTACTATTGTTTGATTTACTGGTCTTCCTGCAGCGCACCCTTGTCCTCCACCTGGAGATGTTGCTCTAATTATTTCAGTTCCGTTAAATCTCAAACTCATATTTTCGTATCCAGGATCTTGACTTTCTCCTAGACCAGTTAACGAAACAGTCATATTAAATCTTGCCTGAGCACTTAGTACTGCTGTAGCAACACCATTTTGAACATTTCCATTAGGACCACCACAATTAGCAGAATCCTGTACATCAAATCTTATCGTGTTTCCACTATTTGATATATTCCACCCAAAAGGAGCGCCGACACCAACTTGAGATGTAGTCCAATTTACTGATACTGCTGGAGGTAACGGCATTTAAATACTCCTTATATCGATCCATTCACCCCAAGCAGATGAGCCAGGAGTTTTCTTTCTAATCTGTACATTAGAATTATTAGTTTTAATTTCTACAGGTATTTCAATATCATCAACAGTTAATGTGTTAGATATAATATAAGGTTCAGCTGGATCGGGTATAGTATCTATATCAGGAAAAGGAACTCTATCATCTTCATTTGGGTAATTAAATGTCTCGTTGACATCAGGCGCTCTAGTTGTTAAGGTAAAAAATCTTCGAATGGGACCCACATCAACATAAAAACTAGAAGAATTAGTTAAACCAGATGGATCAGTATTGAATGGGGGAGAAACAGCTCTAACAAATAAAGGATTGTTATTAGATACAAAAACAGAACCAGCCCAAGAAGAATTATTAGTTGATACTTGTACACCAGGACCACCTTGGGCATTAATTGTAACATCTATGCCAGTAATTGTACCAGCAGAAATACTAGTTAAAGTGCTTGGTTCTAAGTTTGATTGACTCGGCACCGAGTAATCATTTGGCGTACCGTCATTATATACACTAGCAGTAGCTGTAGCAGTAACTGTTCCTCCAGGTCCAGAAGCAGTTATTGTGTAAGTTCTTTGTGCTGGAGAATTAGACCCAGCGACAGATTGAAGACCAGTATTAACCGAAAAACCACCAGAATTAACAGCAACTCCACCAACTCCCTGATCAATTGTTACATTGCTAGCATAAGTAGTGCTCCAAGTTAGTGTTATAGTACTACTTAATGTTCCTGGAACTGGATTAGTTTGAGTACTAGCAGTAAATGAATTTATTTGTGGTGGATGAAAATCCCATACTAATCGAGCAGCGCCATTTCCGCCAGCACCTGCTTCGCTACCATCAGTATTACCAGCTCCGCCAGCTCCATAAGCTCCCCCTCGTCTACCCCCAGTACATCCTCCCTGGGAGCCATCTAAATTAGTACCTTGACCTCCTAATGAATTACCACACCGACCAGAGTTACCTCCTGGTCTGCCAGCACCACCACCTTCTCCGCCAGTAGTGTTATTATCAGAATCTTTTGTACCATCTTGTCCACCACCAGTTTCATCTCCAGATCCACTACCACCATTTCCACCTTGCCCGTCAGTGCCTCCTCTTCCCCCAGTAGCAGTTACACCTAATGGTCCACCACTAATTATAGTAGTTCCGCCGTTGTTGGAACTATTATTTCCTGGCTGATTACCACCAGATCCAACAGTTATGGATATAACAGTTCCGCCAGCTACTGATCTCGTAGATCTAGCAAATCCACCGCCGCCGCCGCCACCACCATCTTGATTATCAGTTCTATCTTTATAGCCAGATCCACCACCACCGATAGCTGTAGCAGTTACATTTCTACAAGCAAAAGGTGCTGTCCAAGATGTCGAACTAGTAAAATCCTGACTGGGCATATTTTTATATCTTGATAATAAATTCTACTAACATGTAGGGTGATATAGCAGTGTCCAATTTTTTAACATTTTCGGTAGTGATAATGACTTCACTTTCGATACCATCGGCAGGAATGTCAGTATTAAAAAATTGATATTTTAGTGTTGTATTATCTTTTAATTCAGTTGATCCAGGTAAATTAATACCGTGTGTATGATTTATAGTGAATGTAGATCCTTCAGGACCATCTATAGCAATAACATTATTAGATCCTTCAGTTTGAGAATCATTTCCACCTCTACTACCTCTATTTTGAACATATGAAGTATCTGTCCAATTACCCAAATAGGTAAACACCCCAACATCAGCATCGTGACCGTGAGCTTGAAAATTTTCTTCAGTTAATGGAGAATTTAAAACAAACCCAGTAGAAGTTTTGTATAATGGGTTTCCACCAAAAGAATTTTCTTGACCAATAACTTCAAAACTTCCTCCATATCTAATTGTTACAGAATCTCCAACCAATGATTGTACTATCGTTTCCGCTCCAACTTTAGTAATTGATGGATCTTGATCCAATGTTAGATTAAGATATTGGCCAGTTGAATTAGCACATCTAATATATTTCGATCCTAAATCAGGAAGTTGAAATTGATTACTTGTAAGAATATCTGGGTTTTTAGCAAATTTAGAATTTTGTCCTGTTCCCAAAATAGCGGCAAGACCAGGATAAACATCGGCAGAAAGAATACTACCGTCACATCTCAAATAGCCAGCTGGCAATAAAGTTTTCCAAGTAGACTGATCAGGAATATTAACATCAGGTAATTTAACCATAAAGGGCATTATGATACCAGTAATGCCACCATATTTTGCTTTTTCTTTAGTGTAATATTTTGCCATGTTAATATGCCCTAATTAAATTTGTTATGGATAATGATGGCGAAGTTAATGTGAAAGCAATTTGTAAAGCTTCTGGTACATTATCAGGAATAACATTTGGCTGGCAATTCACAGAAATAAAATCTCTAATATTTAAATTACCTGGATCATAAGTAACTAAAAATTCACTTTCGTGGTCGTGAGTTTCAATAACATCATTTACACTAGCGTCAACTTTAGATGTAACTGTAAAGCTAACAGCAGCGGTATTATAAAGTGTCTTTTTAAAATTATCTGCTTGATCACTCCCATTACCACCAGAATCATAATTTGGTTGTTTAATTGGTGATGTTTCGTCAGAAAAAGGAATAAAACTGTTTACGTTTAATCTACCAGTAGATCTAATATTAGCTAAATCAGAAGTTTCTGTTTCTCCTGATGTTCTAGTTCTTAATTTTTTTGCCGAAGTAAACCAAGGTTTACCAACTCCATGGGCAGCGGCACTAGTTTGAATCGGTATATGTGTTCTTGCTGGTTTTGTTCCACCAATAACAGCTAAAGCATATTTTCCATATCCTTGTTGAAACGGACTACTTGAAGATCCTACAGTTGCTTCATCACTGTTAAGTCCAGTTTGATCTCCCCAATAATTAGCAACACCATTACTACGTACAGGACCATCAGGATTTTGATTCAATGGAAAACAAAATTCATTAGGATCTCCATTAGTTTGCTCGTATGTTTGAGCTAAAAATATTTGAGGGTTATCCCAAACACCAACGCCAGTTCCCGGCACAGTATCAGAATCATTTTTATTAATAGTTTCGTAAGATCCTGGGTGTACATGTTGCGGCATATGATCTCTGCCTAATTTTCTCGGAACTACATACACAGAACGAACGTCAAATCCGCCAATAAATGTTTGTCCTTCAATAGTTCCTTGAAAATAAGAATTACCTACAGAATCAACCGTTACTATAGCATTACCCCCACCACCTATATTAGCTCCACTTATAGTTAAAATATTTCCTTGGGTATAACCTTGTCCTTTATTTTTAATAGCTACAGAATATGTTCCGTCACTAGCAACAATTACAGTAAATAATGCTCCTGTTCCAGTACCGCCCGTGGCAGAAATATTTTTAAATACTTGTGTGGAGCCAGTAGCAATTCCAGATCCAGAAGTAGTATAAGCAGCAATAAATCCGTCTGGATCTGGAGTGTATGTAAAATTGATGTCGGTGGTAGCAAAAACAGTTGATGGGGGTCCCAAATCCCCTTCATCCCCCAAATATTGAATAACAACATTTCCGGCAGAAATATCATCAATAGATGATGGTGCTATACTAGCGTTAGCATTAAAATGTTCCGGTCCTATATCAGCTAGAGTTTTTTGATTTACAGCGGGCAATCTAAAAGTTCCGTCATAATCTGGAAAAGAACCATCAAATCCTGTTCCTCCATAACTGTCTTTTAAAATTCTAGCTAATAAAGGATACTCGTCAGCCCTAACTTCAGCTCCATTACACAATAACCACCCTTTAGGGATTCTAGTTAAAACCCCAGTCCAAGGCATTACCGATCCAATTGGTAATGCCTTTTGTGTTCTTACAGCGTTGTAATTTTTTGGCATCTTAGATTTCCATTAACCACCAACCTTGTTGTGAAGGAGGAGCCCCAGTAGTAGTACCATCATAATTTAGTGGACCAATGTAAATTAATCCAAGAGCAGCATTAGGAGATTGTACTACAAGTTCACCACCATTATATGTAGACCCGATAGCTGGTCCTTGTCCAGAGTTTGTATTGTCTCCTTGAACACGAACGGTCGAAGGCGCCCTAAATCTCAATGAAATATTATAAGTTAGATTTCCGCCAACGTCTACTACTCTAATCATATCACCAGTCGTTGGATTTTGTGGAAGTTTGAAAATAGTGTCAGCAGAAGGAGAGAGGAAATAATTAACATTAGCAACACCCTCGATGACATCTTCACCACCACCAACGTATACCCATTTTCTAGCACCCGATGGAGTAAAGAATCCATTTACCCCAGCAAAATCCATAGAGCCATCATTACCAATTTCAAATAATTTTTGCTCTAATGTTCCTCCATCACCATCGCTAACAATCTTATTGACTGTTAAATCACCACCGTTAATTTTAACATCGCCAGCAAAAGTGCTAGTACCAGATCCTTCGGTAGTTAATGTTCCAGAAATAGTTAGATTTCCAGTAGTATTTTGTAAGAATAATTTCTGACCAAATACTAATCCACCATCACCATCATCAACAGGGTTGTTGTCAGTAATTAATAGATTTCCACCACGTAGTGTAGTAGATGAGGTAGAACCATCAACTGTAAATCTGTCACAATTTGAACCACCAACACCAAGATTTCCAAAGATACATGTGTTGCCAGTAGCACTATCTACAGCAAACCTTTGGGTTGTTCCATTAGTAATTACAAATCTATCTTGATTTGTTGTTGAAGATCCAATAAGTGTGAATGTTTTATTTAAATCTAAAGTTCCTGCTATAACTGTATTACCAGTTGTAGAATCAACTTGGAACACAGTAGTAGCTGGGTTGCCGCCATCATTAATTCTGAAAAGTTGATTAGTTGTCTGATTAATGGCATTAACATTAGCTAATTCACTATCACTAAATCTTAGAATATCACCAGGAATTACAGACCCACTGAATACACCAGTAGCAATTGTTTGAACTGTTCCTGACCCAGGATTATTTAATCCACTTACTTCATCAATATAACTTACATCATTTGCTAAAGTATATTTTACAAGAACAGCATTATCTGGGTGATCAGTTCTAAGATAACGATAAACACCTGTGCTAGATCCAACATTAGGACCAGATATCATCAAACCTTCGCCAGTGAGAGCATTTCTAGCTCGTTTTACTTTAATTCTGAGTGGCAAATCAGAAATATCGTTTAGATTCGTAAGTTCAATAACTTGTACTAATTCACTATACTGCTCGCCAACAGGAGAAGCTACCGTATCTTGTCCAGTAACTTGTACAGAACGATCAATTAAAACATAATCACCAATACCAAACTCATTGAAACTTTGTTCTCCGATGGGTAGGAAATAATCTTCAGCATTTGCTGGGTCAACTTGATATGTCGTTCCTCCCCAGAATGATAATCCCTGAGTATCAATAGTTCTTGAGATGATTACTTTTTTGAAAATATCGACATTTAGGAGATCAATATTTCCTCTTACATGTATAGTGGTTGGAGTTCCGAAAGAACCTCTCCTTACAGTAAACGCTCCAGCGTTTAATCCACCAATTAATGTAATATCACCATTAATCTCGGCAGCATTCTTTCCTACCAGAGTATTATTAATTGTAGTGAAACCACCAGCACCACCAATGTTCAATCTTGTTACTGAGGTAGCAAAATCAAGTGTCGAAATGTTTCTGCTGAACATTTCAACTTCTCTAGAATTAGTTTGGAATTCCGAGAAACCTGTTCCTGGTGGGTTGTAAGTACCAATCGAAAGATTACCATCAATTTCGGTAAAACGGTTTCTAATTTTAAATAAGCTTTCTACGTTACTAAGTTTTCCGAAAGCACCACCCATTCTAATAATACTAGTATTTGTACTAGATTCACTTACAGTACCAATATCAACTAATGAATTAGTAGAATTACTATGAATCCACAGTTGACTAGTTTGAACAAATCTACCAATGTTAAATTCTTGAGTGTTTGATACATTACCAATGTTAATTAATTGATTTTCATTAGTAATATTAGCGATGTTTAACTCTTCAGCAACACTGAAAGCGTTTACATCTGTAGCAATAGTATCAAGAATATTAAATGAAGTACTGGTAGTAGTTAATGATCCACCATTTACAGCTAGATTAGATTCTAATTTAAGATCATTTGTAATTCTAGCATTACCTTTAACAACAAAGTTTCTATCTAACTCAGATAAAGTAGTATTGATACCAATTCTACCACCAGCATTTGAAGCAGTTCCTATAGTTGTGGAAGCAACTCGTAGAACAACTTCATCTTGTGGAGCATTTGTTTTTGGATCAAATCCAACAATAAAGGCATGATCAACTTTATTAAATGTTCTATTTGATAATAGAGGATTGTTAATAAAGTTGTTTGGAGAAGTACTTAAAGTTCTACCACTAATAAAGGCATTACCAACGATATCTAGATTAGCTCTAGGATCGACTGCTTGAGAAACAAAACCAGTTAATTGATCTCCATCAGTGCCATGTTTTGCTCTAGCAAGAGTATTAATACCAAGTTTAAAATCTCCATAATTTTGTGTATTTGTTCTTAAAGTTTCCGCTCCAAGAACACCAAATTCTTTCCAGGAATTTCTAGAAATTTCAATACTCCATCCAGCTGGAATGATAGTAGGATCATCAACACTGGTCGAAATAATAAACGGCGAGATTACTTGGAATGTATTTGTGGTAACAGTGCCAACAGTTCTAAGACCATTTAGATTAGCATATCTTCCAGTAAATCCACCAATTTTTAATTTAGAACCTTGAGTAATACCAATTTGACTATTTGTTACGCCTACCTGAAGTGTAAACTGAACAATGTTTGAACCTAAGGCAGTTACAGTGAATACATTGGATGTAATTAAATCATAGAAATTACTGTAAATCCATCCAAGTGATCCAGTTTTGTCTACTTGGGCTCCTTTCAGAAGAATATCACCTGGAGTAGGAGAAACAGATCCAAACGTTACATTCAATCCAAGAGTGCTTAATTCTTGATTTGGAGTGTAATTGGAAGGAATGTTGCCGTTTGTTTGGTTTACATGAGTTCTAATACTGTAATTTTGACCACTTAGAGCAGTGTTACCTCGTGGATTTAAAGTAAATATAGCAGAGTAAATATTATTTTTACTCAATACAATATTACCTTCCGAAGGAATATCACTCAAAGCAAACGTAGCACTATCTAATGTTACATCTTCGCCAGCGGAAGAATTTAAATTAGATACGACAGTTAGAGCAAATGGTTCAGATGGTTCTACATTAATTGTTACTGGATTATTAAAGTTAGCATTGCCATCTACAGTAATATCTTTTTCAAATACAACAGGAAGTTCAAATGTAGTAACGAGACCACCCAAATCATCTGTTTCATCATCGGATGAAATTAATTGAGCCCTTTCTAAATATGTCTCTTCACCAGTGATAGCATTAATTTTACGGTTACCAATATAAAGGTCACCGTTGGAGTTTAGACCAGTATAGAATACAATACCACCATCTTCTTTCTTAGATTGAGCATAGAAATCCTGAATATCAGAAAGAACAACTTCTTGTCTTAGTGGGAAACCAGTTGAGTAGTTACCAGGACCAAAACCTAGATATTCGAAGGTGTGGTTGCCAGAACGAGCAATAGATGGTCTACGAAGTTCTACATATAGTCTACCTTCAGTTGGGTATGGAGAATCACCAGAGATAGGAATTAATCTATCCTCAGAACCAGAAGTAGCATTTCCTGCTTGAGCAGCAATAGGATTAACTACGTAATCATATCTGTTTAGAGCAGGATTATTAATAAAATCTAAAATAACTTCTTTAGTTTCGCTGTTCTTAGAATCGTTAGTTGTTACTAAACCATGAACAAAGTTATCAGCAGCACAAATGGTTGGAGGAACGTCTACAATAGAAGTATCTCTAGAACCATCAGCTCTTACCTGGAACCATAGTGGATCGTTCTTATAATCTAATGGATACAGTTGAGAAATTGGCTGACTAAACTTAAAGTTTCTAAAGTTAGTACCAACTCCAGGTCCAGTTGGGAATGGTGAGATATTACCTTTAAGGCAAGTTAGGTAGTAAATACCAGCTTGCTGATTAGGAATACGTCTTTGGATTTCATCAATATCAAAGATGTAGAAAGAATCTTCAATTTGACCAGCATCCTCAACTGATATAACTCTATATTGAGTGCTGTCATCATCTTCAATAATATCGCCAGGAGTTATTGTAAGAACATTAGAATCCTTAATGCTGTATAGATAATCTTTTCTATCAGATTTACTTAATGAATTGTTTACACTTCCTACGCTGTTTTCTTTGGCTTGTAGAGAAGCAAAAATCAATACGGCATTGCCATCACCATCAAATACTGGTTCTCCATCAATGTCAAGAACAGGTTGAGTGAATACAGTATCAATAAGTGAATTATACTCAATTCTCTTATTATCATCAATATTTTTGATGATTAAGTAATGTTCATCAGTTCCATCTACATTAAAATAACCTTGTAGGTAGCCAGAACCAGCAGAAAAACCAGACCAAGTAATTCTATTATTTGATACACTGTTTAATGTATTAAATCTGAAAGTTCCACCTTGAGGAGCATCAATTTTCACCGTAGTGAATTTCTCATTCCTCAACTGATCGTTGGTAATTCCATAATCAAATACAGTTAACTCAATAAGATTTGTTCCATTTACATTAACTTGTCTAGCAGATTGAATGCTAAATGATACTTTACTTTGTGTTTTATCACTATCAATTACTTTTACTTGATTAATGTTGTACGGATCGTATTCAAAATTAAGATCTAACTGAGATTTAGGTAATCCTAATTGCTGAGCGATTGTTCCGCCAGTTGGTTGCTGTAATTGAATTTCAAAATAAGCAAGACTTGGTGATCCAACAGCAACAGGAGCTAAAACAATTTTTTGTGGAAGAAGTCTTCTTGTTTCGTCAGTTCTTGCTTTAAGAACAAATCCATTGAGAGGATCACGAACACCTTGAGCATACTCAGGAATTACATATCTTAAACGATAAATTCTGTCTTGAGCTGTTCTATTATCTCTAAGTCTTCTGTAGAAAGTGTTCTTACTTCTAGCATCTTTTAAGGTATCGCCAAGTTCTTGTATTCTTCTAATAATATTAAATTGATTGCTAATTTCATTCTTCGTGTTAATATACCATTGACCAGTAGTAGTATCAGCATTTACTAAAGTAGCATCAAATTTTACTGGGCTTTCTCTCTTATCCGAAAATACATAGAAATTCTTACCAAATCCAGCAGTAAAAGTGATTCTAGGAGTACCAGAAATTGCTTCAGATGGAGTATAGAAAAGAGCGAAAGTTTTTGGCGTAACAAATCTAGCATAGTAATATGTGTTAGTATCAATTGGCTCTGTTATGCCACCGCTAGTAATTTGTGGCAATTCTGATTCACTAGGATCACCAAATGATCTAAAGAAAACTTTATGTACTGTATTTAATGTAGAAGGAACATCAAAAACGTGTGGTACATCTGTCTGAATTACATCAGTTTGACCAGTAATAAAGTTACATAGGTATTGATGTAGATCATAAGTTTCATCAAGAACATATTGCTGAAGTTCGATTTCTACTTCTTCGTCTACAGAATCTGTTTCTGACGAATAGATGTAAATACCAGCAGCAGCATTTTCTTTAGTCCTGGCAAGCATGATCTTGGTAGATTCATCAGGACCAAACGTGTTTGGATAGGTTGCTTCATCAGAATAATCTTCTGGAGAAGTGCTTCTTCCTGGAGCAATTACATAATAAACTGTGTTAGTTTGGAATCCTCTTGGGAGACGAATAACTCTTTTATCTGGATTCGTTCCTTCTCTTGCCTTAGGAACAAGACGAACAGCAGTTCCTGTTTCAAAATTGTGTGGGTTTGAAGTACCACCACCAACATTAACAGTGAACAGTGTTGCTCTAGAAGCAAGATTAGCAGTATCGACAACTGGTTCTACACGAGTTACATTATTAAATTCTGGTTCAGTTCTGGTAATTCCAACAAGATCACCTGGATCAGCGTCAGTACCAATAGCTCCAGTAATAATACCATTAAATGTAGTAATTGTGCTAGCAATATCAGCACAATCATTAGCTGAATCATAGACTCCAGCTTGACCAGAAAGATCACCAATAACAGTATTATCGATGTACTGAGTTAAATTGTGATCACCTTGAATAGTAATCACCTGATTTCTCATTGCCTGGATAGCAAGATCTCTTACTTGAGTATAAACTTGAACAGCCTGAGTTCTTTCTCCATTAAGTAAATTAGGCTGAAGTACATATACTCTAGCAGCATCATAAACTCTACTATTACCGCCGTATTTAATATTATAAGCAATAGCATCAATAATTAATTTAACGTCATCAGTACATTGTTGATTGCCACCAGGAACTACAAATCCTGGGTTAGCAATAAGCATTCTATCAACTGCTTCCTCAGCGATTAAATTCTTATTAGCAAGAATTAAATTGGAAGCATCAACTTCTTTGCCGCCAAGAGGAGTTAAACCTTGATTAAGAATCAAGAATATATTTACAAAATACTCCTGAATAATAGTAGCAACACCAGAACACTCAGGATAGCCATTGCCAGCAGTAGGACCCCAAGTGCTGGTATCTTGTATTAAAGTATTATCTTTTTTAGCTGGAGTCGCTGCCCAAGAACCAACAAGATTAGAATCACTATCTACAATTGATGTTGTTTTTGGTAATTCAAAATATAGATAAGCAGAAGAAGAATTTAAGTTTGCTGGAACAGACAAACCTTGGTCTAATTTACTGCCAAGATTACCTAGCTCAATTCGGTTAGCATCAATAATTTTCTTAACATATACGTTGTTGGGAATAACTGGGTTTAATTGTACTGGTGTAGCACCAGGATTCAATTTACCATCAGTAAAATTAATTAGATTGTAATCATACTGGGTTACTTTCATTCCAATCAAGATTCCACTTGTGTCACCAATATCGACAACAGCAGAACCCTGTGTCGTTACACAATTTCTGATGAGATAATCATAATTTCTCATCGTCGAAATACAAAGATTCTTGACGTAATCAAGAGCTTCTACTGTCTCGTTTAATTCATTGGAAATGTATGCTAATTGACCACCAATATAATAACCTTCGGCAGCTTGAATGGTATTAATATTACCACCAAGACGTAAATCTTGAATTACAGCATCAACAAAATAACCAATGTCTCTTTCACATGTAGAAATTTCGATGTTAGTATTTGTTAGAAGATTTGGATACTTTTGTGTAATATATCCGTATGCTTCTTGTTGAATAAATGTCTTATTGGTTTCAATGATATTCGAAGCATCCTGTGCTCTATTATCAATTGAAATGCCATCTGGATTTAAAGTTTCTAATGAAACGGTATACTTTTTAAATCCGTTTGGTGTAACTGAAGAAAAATATTCTTCTGTAGTTCCAGCAGGTGATTTTAACTTAAGATAAATCTTTTCATCTGTTTTGGCACCTAGTCTATATCCACTAATTGATGTAGATGGTCTATCAAATGGATCATAAGAATCATCGCTACCATAGTAAAGTTTTGTTTGGTTAGCTACATCTTTGGATACTTGTAAAGCAATCGAATAGTACTTAAGCTCTACTTCATTGAAAGCACTATCATCAATTTCTTTTACAGGGATGATATCTGTAATATATCCACCCTTATCTTGGTTGAAGGAGAATCCTTTGAATCCAACAGCATGAAGTGAAGTGTTACCGAAGTTAGAGTTGGAGTTGGTGATGGACATGTCACCACCAGATTCCATTAAGAAGTGATCAAAGAAGCCTACAGCGAATACCGAAACACACTGAATGAAAGCGTCATCAGAAGCACGAATGTGGAAGTTTCTCCAGTCATCCTTCCAGTAAGCATCACCTTTGCTGTGATAAGGAATTGTAGCAAAAGCATCTACAAGTGACGCCTGATTCCAAGTATTACTAAATTCATCATAGCGAATAAACGCTCTATCATCTCTTTGTAGAGAAACACCAGTATACTGGGCAACAACCATCGACTTGAATCCAGTTGCCTTAGATCCATCCGCCCACATACCACACTGACCCCAGGTGGATCTAATCGAGCAGTTGAATACGTATGGCGAAGCAGATTCTACAGAGTCAATCTCTGCTTGTGCTCTGGCGCTAAGATTTAATGATGGAGTTGTCGAATTGCTATATCCGTTTTCATTAATATCAAGACCCAAAATTGCTGGTGTAGTAGCAACTTGATACTCAAATATTCTTGGATCTTCTTGATCAACAGCAGTTACTTTAAAAGTGCCATTTAGTAGATCATTAAGACCGTTATCTACAATAGCAACATACTGGTTTACAAAATATCCATGAGCAATTTTAGTAGTAGCTACAATCGTAGTTCTGGATGGATTTGTTGACTGCTTAAGACGAATATTTACAATACTTCTGGTATCAGAAAGAGGACCAACAATTCTATTTTCTTGTGGTAATGCTTCTAAGTCACCATCATCAATTGTTGGTTGGAATAAAGCGAAAGCAGTAGCGACTTTATTGTAATACAGATCTAGATCATCTAGATCGGCATAAGTCATAATAGTAATCTTGTGGTGAGAATACTCAGGAATTGCTAATTGAGTATTGTTACCCTTTTGGAAATAAACCTTACCTACTTTGTCGTTGTTGTCATATAAAGGAGAATTCTCGGAAAGATCACCATCTTTAATAGTAAACTGCCAAATATAGCAACCACCAGTTAGATTAAAGATTGAAGTTCTTTCTTGTGTTCCGTCAGCAGGATCAGGTACATAAAGAGGACGTACAATTGTTCTACGAAGATCATAACCAATTAGAGAACACCCCCTAGGAACGATAGCACCGCCAGTAGAAGCGTTAAATTTGTATAAAACGTTATCTGGATTGCTGAGATCAAGAATTGAGTTGTCTTGCCACTCTTCAAGTGCTCTGTTGTAATTAAATACAGGAATGTCTCCTGTAATTTGAACATTAGCAAGACTTGTGATGTCTCCATCAGAAATAGCAGTCGTTATAATACCGATTAAAGTATCAATAGTTGCTTGAACATCGACACAAGTGGCAACATTACCTGATGGTAGATTTGGAACTACTGGACCACCAGAATTATAAACAGCTGGACCAGAAAGAATATTCAAATCTTTAGAATAAAGCTGATTGGTTACAGCTTTTTTCATCATTACTTTAGCAGCATTAAAAGCAATAACAGATTGTGCTTCTTCTCCTAAAAGACCATTCGAAATAGGAAGACCTTCTTTTGTAAAATATGATTTGGCAGCAGCCACAATATTGGCATTTCCGCCGTTAGCGAGGTCAGCAGCAACAGCATCAACAATGTAACCAATATCTCTTTTACACTTAGATTCACCAAGACCGATGGTTTCGATAGTCTCTTCAGGAAGATATTCTAAATTGCCATCATTAATTACATCAGTGACAATTGCTGTAAGAGTGGCAATTGTAGTTTGAATGTTAGCACATGAATTAACATTTGTATTTGAACCAGTAAGAGGATCAATAGTGAGTGTCAAATCTTTAAATGTTAGCTGATTTGCTACAGCAGCCTTCATTAAATCTCTGGCTTTATTAAATGCTGTAGTAGATTCTGCTTCTTCTCCCTGAAGACCATTATCAATCCAAGCAGTTCCAGAATTATTAAAATAATTTTGTAAAAATTTACGGGTATAGCGATTTCCACCACCAAGCAACACATCCAAAGATACCGCATCAACAAAATATCCAATATCACGCTGACATTTAGCTGAATTTGGATTTGTGAAGGTTGGGTGAGTAATAGCAATTTGAGCAAAAGCACCGTCAACAATTTCTTGACGATTTTTTTGAATCAAACGATATGAGTCAAATCCTCTGTTCAAAACACTGTTTACAGGATCGCCAGGAACTACCCAATCAGTACCCCAAGCAGCTTCATCATATTCGATGGCAATTTCGCCAAATGCTCTATCAATAATTTCTTGTCTATTTGCAATAATAAGTTCTTTAGCATCAAAATAACGTTGCTTTTCCCCACGATCAACTTCAACTAGTCCAGGTCTGTTGTCAATAAAGTGATCGCCAGGCATCAACATGATGCTAAACTGGTCAAATCTATCGTTATCTTGACCAGGAAGATACGAATATCTTGCTACTTCAATAAAGGCTCTTTGAATTGTTTTGAATGGACGTAGAGGAGAATTACCTCTATTATCTAATTCATCAGTAGCATTAAAATCGTCTGGAGAAACATATAGATATTTACCAGTTTTGCTTGAATACAGATTATCAAGTCTTGTAAGAGCCATAATTACCCAGACCTATGTGTGCTTTCTTCTTACGAGTATTTATACAATAAAACCCCTCCCGAAGGAGAGGTTTTAAAGCACACGGAAGGTCTTTTGGTTCTTGGCAGTATCGCCAACTGGAGTGGTGGGATTCGAACCTACGACCAATCGGTTAACAGCCGACCGCTCTACCACTGAGCTACACTCCATTGTTATGTCAAATAATTTCCCTCAAGATAATTAAGTGCCTTTTTTACGCCTTCAATACTATCACCAAGTCTCCCAATACCAACATTACAATTATCACAAATAAAACCACGAATGGTTTCAGTTCCATGAATATGATCACAAACCAGCATTTGATCAGTTTTTCCACAACAAGCACAAGGAGTGCCCAGGGGTGGTGTTTTTAAATTATATTTTTTCTTCAATTTCTTAGAAGCTGAAGGATCTTTAACACCTCCTGGTTTTCTACATTCTTTACATTCATATCTAAAACCATTTTGTGTAGAATGATTTTTGTGATAAAAATCTTTAGTTAATGGTTTTTCTTTTTTACAATACCTACAAACTCTAGTTTGTACAGCTATTTCAGATTTTTCATTAAATAGAATTTCAAGAAGTGACATGATTAAGTCAGAATTTGTCTTTTTGCTTCAATTTTACCCAATTAAGTAAATTATAGTATTCAAATTTATCGTCAGATTCCTCCTTTGTTTGGATTAGGGTTTCTAGTGCCTCGATGACCATTTCGTGATCTTTCTTAGAAAGTAAGCTCATTTTTTACCCTCAACTTTTTTGACGATTTTTTACCGGGAATTTTTTTCCCGATTTCATGTATTTAGTTTTTGAATTTCGGATTTGTAATCCGAAGTGCCCAAGAGAGGACTCGAACCTCCACGCCGAAGCACATGATCCTAAGTCATGCGTGTATACCAATTTCACCACTTGGGCAGTGACCCCTCTGTTTGAGCATCGTTGATAGGCTTGAGGGGTGTTTTCCTGTCTGGGAATCGAACCCAGTTTCCATGTGTGTTGTCCACCCGTCCTTACCAATAGACTACCAGGATTTGTGGTAGGAGGGGGGAGCATCACCTTAAGCCCCCCTCTTTACTTCACTTGGACACAGAATACTAAGACCAAGGAGAGGTTTTGGTTCCTACATTTGGCGAGAAGATTCGGATATTTCCAACCCTTCCCCCTCGATCTCCTTCTAGGCTATCTGCCTAACGAGTATCGAAGCCCCCGATCTGATTCGAACAGACGACCAACGGTTTACAAAACCGTTGCTCTACCACTGAGCTACAAGGGCATTCTAGAAAATTCAAACCTACCATATTTAGAACCCCAGAGCTGATGTTTATGTTCAGCACAGAATCCTCGATCCATAACGTAATAGTGGGTTGGAGTCAACTCAATTTCGTTTTGGAGGTAGGTTTGACGACCATTCCATTCTACCATACAATCACAACCTTGAATACCCCCCACGAATGAACTGGCTTTTGGAGTCATGAACACGTCACAACCACTCTTCAATTTTAGCACACTCTGGTCGATTTCGTCAAGCCTTTTGAAACCAGTATAGTTTTCTTTATCAATCAATTCATAATTATAGATATGAATTTGACCGTTTTCTTCTTTTGGTTCAAGAACAAACTGACGATAAGGTTTATTTAATTGATAATTGTATGCTTGTTCACCATAAATTAGACCATCACCCAAATTTACATGTGTTACCCTAATAAAGGCATACTTGCTTGGGTTAGAAAATGCTTGGATTTTGTTTTCGAATCGTCCTTCAATTAATCTAAAAAATTCTTTAATCATCTTTAGGTAGTAACTCAGGATTTTCAAATTCCAATTCAAACATTAGCGGATGAGCCTCTTCCATCATCAAATAATTAGACCAAATAAACATGTCTTCATCATCAAAATCCCTATTAGATAGGGCTTCAGTTTGGACAGAAGGATGGTCTTGTATGAGGGCAGGAAGTTCGTCAAAGGTATATGGCATACCTTGTATGAAATACATACGAACAACTTCTCCCATGTAAAAGCAATATGCTTGAGAAAGTGTGTATTTCATAACATTTTCCACTATGATTTATTTAGTGGAATACCCGTGGTCGGATTCGAACCGACACTGGAGGGATTTTAAGTCCCCTGTCTCTGCCGTTGGACTACACGGGCTTGTGTATGTGACAATTGTAGCAGGTTTTGCTCAGATTGTCAAGTGCTCCTTGAGGGGATCGAACCCACCTTAGCCGAATTATGAGTTCGGTGCATTCGCCAGATTGCTAAAGGAGCAAGGTACGAGTGGGTGGATTCGAACCACCTCAAAGCCGCTAATCTGGCGGAAAGAGTTTATAAGACTCCTCTGACTACCAAGTCTCACTCGCTTGAATTGATACCAATCTATGGTATCATATTCGTCCCGTTGCTGACAAGTGGTTTTTCAATGCTTGTCTACGCTTTTTAGCAGCTCTCAATGCCTGGGGCTTGAGGGTACGCTTCTGTTCTTTTTTGCTGTGGTGTTGCCAATTTGGAACTTTCATCGTTTCCTCGACCCGTGTATGTATGTATAATAGCAGCTTTGAGCTGGTCTGTCAACCCCCTGTGCCACTAGTCACGCTGTCTCCAGTCTTCTGGTTTGTCTTGGCGAAACCAGTCAACCATCTCATCAATAGTATCAAATCCAGTAATACCTTTAGATTCGTGACCAGTGCCACCAATATCAAGTTGATTCAAAAAATCATCCATATCTCCCTCAACCATATCTGGATTATTAGCAGTACGTCTTGCTTGTCTAAGTATAGTGGCAGCACTTCTATTTGATTTTGCTAATTTTTCTGCCCATATCATTTCAGATAATTCTACTGTTTGTCCAGCAACAATTTTTTGACAAATAGATTCTAAGCGAAGACGATATTGGGTAGATAACATAATACACCTCAATGTTATTGGTATTTATTGCTCGACTTTTTGAGTGATTTTTTACCAGAGAATTTTTTGCCGATTTCCTGGTTTCAGTTTTCCAATTTCAATTTAGGTAAATTTGTGTCGCCACTACAGAAATTTTAGCTGGCTCCAATGTAATCTTTGATGTTTTACCATAAGAAAATTCTGCTTTCGTTTCAGACATCTCAAGCACACCCAATTCTTTACCAACATTTACTTTGAAAGATTTTTCGTCAAGTGTCATGGTGCTTACTTGAGTAGCAGCATCAAATTTAAATCCACCTGTGGTGGTACTCATTTCAACTTTGCCGCCACTGGATACCTTATAAGAAGCTATTTCTGGTGTTGGATTTGCTCCGACCTCTAATACATATGACTCTTGTTGTGATGACTCACGGACTTTTGTTCCAGTGATTGCTGTTTTTTGTTTACCTACTGTTTTTTCTGAGGCATTTCCTTTAACTTCTCTAGCATAATCTAAATCAACACTCAATGAATAATTTTTATTAACAATTTGTTTATAGTCTCCAGTAACTCCGAGATCATAATTACCATTGACTGTATAATTAACACTTCCTGGTGTTGAAACGGATGTTGAAGCATTTGGGTTGTACTGTTCTATTTGTACTTCTCCTGCTCCTTTAGAATACTCACCACCACTCAGATTTTTTTCAAAGAAGCTAGTATTGAGGGAAAAAGTACCCCCAAACATATTAATTCTCCCACCCTCTTTTCCTGCTGTGAGATTAATGTCTTTTCCAGAATTTAAATTGAGTGTGCTAGCAGCATTTAAGGTAATGTTTTCTCCTTTTATAACTGCTTCACCACCAATACATTCAATTAACACATCTCCATATACTTTTAGCGAGTAAGCAGGCAGTTTAGTTTCACTTATACCCCCAGTAGCATTTGTTTCTTTTTTTATGGAACCGTCATCTGGTCTTCCTTGAACTTCAATGGAAACAGATCCTGTCTTTTGTAGCTGTGCTTCTGATTTCATAATCAGTTTACCGCCACATCCACTTTGAGATGGAGAACCAGTACCAAAGATTATGTTTCCCTGATTGTCTATGTGAAATGCTGATTTACCATCAGTTATAGCAAAGCCAGAAGATCCATCTTCAGGAAATGTATATGTAGTGAGAGTCCATTTACCTAACAGATAAGAATAATCTGGTATTGGACCTTCGCCATATTTAAAAGAAAGATCTCCATCAGCATTAGGAACAGTTCCTTTTGTTACATCTGGATTTGAAGCGGGTTTGTTAGTTACAGACATTATGGGCAATCAATATATTTACCTGTTCCAATTTTGGCATAGCCTTTGGTTTCAAGTTCTACCTTATCTAGGCAATTTAAACTAGGTAATACTCTAGCACCAGCACCACCGCCACCTCTAATTATAATACTAGGAATATCCTTAAAGGTTTTTGTTCTGTCGAGAACTTCTACACTAAAAACATATCCGAGATCATTTATTCTTGCTCTAGCAATTTCAAGTTGACCGTCAATGTATACTTCTGGTTCTGAAGTATACCCTCTACCTGGATTTAATAATGTGTATGAATCAATGACACAGGTTAAGTTTTGATTAACAGAAGTATTTTTTACATATCCCCTACCAGTTCTTGTCACTCTTACTTCACTCACATATCCGTTTTCATCCAACAAAGCAATAGCAGAAGCTCCATATCCTTTTCCACGTATGATTACTCTAGGTGGTTTTTGATATGGACATCCTCTATCGACAATTGGTATGCTAACGATTGCTCCAGATTCATTTGTAACAGGAACACCAGCTGATGGGGATGTTACACAAGGTTTAATAACATCAGGAACCACAGCAGGAGGTTCAATGATTTCTCCCAACACAATAATTTGCGCTGAAGCTCCTGTTCCATTGATAACAAAAGTGATCACTTCATTGCTTTCGATTTCTAAGTCTTTATTAATACCAATATAAATTTTTGCTGTGTTATTATAAACAACAAACGTATCAAACAGTACACCATTAATAATATCAGATGATTTTAGCGAAGGACCATACAAAACATATTGTAATTTAGTTCCGTCTGGAACATTGGTTGTAGTAATAGTGAATTCTGCTGTCTCTCCTTCCTCGTATTCAATTTTATCAGATTGAACAAAGAATGTTGGAGTAACAACAGTGTCCACAGGATCTTGAATTGTTTTATCTGGCTCAATTATTACCGTAGTAAAATCTCCATTATCAACACCAGTAATGGTGAAGATTAATAGTTCTGACTGTTCTATATCAGAATCTACTGCTAGCTGTATATTTACTGTAGCTTTATTATCAACTATAGTAAATGTGCCAGATAATTCATACTCGATAATATCAGTTTCTGTAATGCCTGGTCCAGAAAGTTCGTATGTAACTACAGTATTGTTGGGAACATTATAGGATGTTATTGAGTAAACTATCGTTTCTCCCTCAGCATAAACATTCTTATCGGCTTCTACAAAATAGTATGGTTCTACTGGAATATCATCACCCAATATAGAAACGCTAGCGAAAGCATTTGTATCATCAATGCCAAAGATTAATCTTTCCGTTGGGTCTGGTATGTTTTGTGTTGATGTAGTTCCATCATCATTTACAATTTCACCAACCAAATCGTTGTCTGTTGTTGTTGTAATTTTAACAGTGGCTTTGTTATCCACAACAATAAATGATCCTGTAAGTTGACCACCAACAATGTCGGCAGCAACAACATCACCAAAAATAGTATAATTTAATTCAGTATTATCTTTTACATTTTTAGTAAAAATATTGAATACTATTTGTGTACCTTCATAATAAAATGTTTTCTCTGGTATTACTGTATACGACGGCACAGTAGGAATAATATTATTCACTGGCGTCAAAGTTGTTACTGGTGTTGTGACAAAATTTGATGGGGGTTTAATTATAGATGTTGTAGCAGGAGTCAAACCACCATCAGGTGCTTCAAAATCAAATCCACCAGCAGAAGGTTCTATAGATTTTAAATCGTAATTTAAAATCTCACATTCAAAAATTGTTCCGTCAGGAAATATAGTTCTTGATCCTTCTGGGGTAACAGATTCTGATAACCTAATAGCAAATTTTTCTACGCCTTCATCAACATCATCAGCAAGAGTTTTAAATGTTATTGTTTTTTGAAATTCTCCAGGAGCAAACCCAATTGTTCCTCCAGTATTTGGCTTAATAAAATCTACACCTTCTGTAGCAGATAAATTAACAACTTGATATTTTATACTAGAAGAAAGTAAAGTATTTCCTTCTCTTATAATAGTAAAAACAGCATCCTGCCCTTCAACTACTTGAAGATCATTTGATTTGTAGGCAAAAACTTTTTCCAAACTTGTAGGAGAAGCATCTGTTGGTACATCTCCTGGAGGTTGAAAGATGCCTCCAACAAATACGATGCCTGTTTCTTCATCAGCTGGCGATTCTTTTGATTCGGCACAAACAGAAGTTCCTGCCAAAGGACCATCTTCTATTTGTTTGAGTAATTTATCAAGCCAATCTTCAGTGTCTTCAGAACCACAGTCAGTACACTCCTTCGAAACTTTTTCACATTCAGCATTCGGACCATCACAAGAAATACCTAGCAAATCAAAGACAGCACTTATAGCCGATCCAATAATGTTTAATGGGGCAGCTAAGATACTTAAGAAATCTTGTAGTGGTCCGAGAACTAGATCTAAAATTTCTTCAAGACCATTCAATATTTCACTAATAATAGATTCAATTACAGCATCAATCAAACAAGTGGCAGCATTAAATGCCTCCATAAAAATTTCTAAAAGTAAATCAGTCAGCCATGATGCTAATCTGTCGGTAAAATCAGCAATACTACAACCCAAATCATCAAGAACTTCATTGATTGTATCAATGACTGGCTTCAATCTACTTTCTTTTTTAGTGATGGGAGTAAAGGGTTCTACTCCTAAGTCAGGAGCAACTGGTCCTGTATTAACATTGCCTAGGGCATCTGTAGTAGCAACGTCCACAGTTAATGCCAAGTCAACCAAGCCATCTATGCCTTGTCTAACAACTTTTATTATCTCACCCTTTGCTCTAGACACAAAACTAGAAACTAATCTAGTTGCTTTATTAACATAGCCTCTAGCAACATTCGTATAGTTATCTAATTCTCCATTGATTTGACTCACATAATAGTCGCCAAGTTGTCCACCTGATTGTTGATTGGCGGCAAGCATTTCCGATAAAATATTTTTTAATCCGCCAGACAAATCAGATTCAGAACCACATTTTGGATTAGCAATTTCAACACAAAGTTTAGAACCAGTTGGATTAGTTGATGTATTCTCAGCAAACAAAGCATAGAAACTAGCAGGAGCTTGTCCAGGAATAGCAGCAGCAATTACTCCAGCTTGTCCAGGTTTTGTGTACTCTGAATCATCTTTATCTGTATTACCTTCTGATTTCTTTCCTTCAGGTAGAGGCTCATGCTTATATGGATTTCTTTCTGGATCAAAATATGTGGTGAATGATTTACATGTGCCACCTGGATTGGGATCTTTCTCATAATTTTTAATTAATGTAGAACCAGCAGTGTGACCAATAGATCCCATGATAATTGGCTTCTGCTTATCAGCATCCATGTAAAAGCCAATCACCCAGTTACCTTGTCTCAAGTCAACCGAAGCACCAGTAACACCACCGTCAGTAAAAGGAGCGGTGACTGGCATCATTACGTTTGCCCAAGGCAATTCGGTTGTTGGCGTGGCATCACAATCTTTTAGATGCTGGCCAACAATTCTTACACGATACCTACCAGAATTTTTAGGATCGTCATGCTTATTTGATTCAACCTGACCAATCCACCAGTTGAAACCATCAGATCCTATTTGATTTACTGGAAATAATGATGATAATACTGGATCCATATCACACAGGATTTATTTATTATTTATTGTGTTTTAGAAGCATAATCTTTCATGCCATATGAATCTCTAATTAAAGTTAAGAACGTATAGCATCTTCTCTGCTTAGGATTAAACACATGATTGACCTCAGAAATTAAATAAGTTCCACTATGTTCTGGATCATATTTCTCAACTATTTTTTGCTGTTGTGTTACCTGATTAGGAATCATGATGTCAATTACATCCCCAACTTTAATTGCTGGTGATCCGTTAAGTTTTATTTTTACTTTTTGATTTGTTAACGAATTCAATCTTGATATAGATTGTGCCATATAAAATTTTTGATAGTCAGGAAATTGAGTTGCTCCATTTTCGCCATCTCTTTTTTCTGGGGAAGCAGCTTCTTCGCCATCAAACCATGTTTCGTGATCTAATATCATACTCATAACACGAGTAGGATACTTAGACAATTCTTTTTGACCATAAGGTAATCCTTTTTGGGATCCCATATGTTTCATACTATCGTAAGCTTTGTCTAGTGAATAAGTATACTCTTCATATGCTCCAGTGCTAAAGTTGTAGTAACAAATTACTGAAGAGAATGCTCCTGTTCTTAACTTAGTTAGAACATCAATCTCATTTAAAAAATCAATTGATAATATCTTTTTATCTGGAGGAGAGTTTACATCAATTGGTTCTTGAAAATAAGTTCCCGCAGAATTAACACCAGAACATAAAGTATCAATTGATTTGAACACATACCCATCCTTGTTTTCAAAGAAAAAATAACCAGCACTACCAGTTACACTGCCGTAGTCAGAACTATCTACTGGTTTTAAAGAAGATATAGTTTTATTGTCTGAAGGAGATGACTTAGAAGATTTTTTACTTTCTGTTACTTTAGATGTACTAGAATCGGAAACAGATTTTGATTGAATACTATTGATGATAGCAAACGGAGATTTTTTTCCAGCATTAAAAATGATATTAAATTTAGTAGTTTCTACTTCCAAATCTTTATCTGTTTTCAAATAATCTTTTAGCAAGTCACTCACAATTTTATTAGATTTGCCACTCAAAGTTTTCGTAACTCTAATTCCTTCGTTGAGAAGTCCTTCTTGAGAAATCAAACCTAAGGTATACGTTTGGAATCTTTCTGCTCCAAATCTACTACCAATTTTATAAACTCTCAAGTCATATTCATGCTCTTCGTTGTTGGGAGCAATGAGATTAATTACAACACGCTCAGTTCCCTGAATAGGTAGTGATGATATTAAATTAGATCCCGAATCTACCATGACTAACGTGCCAGATATGACAGGAGATGTAATGCTTTCGAAGTAATCAAAACGCTGAACTAAATCAGTAATATCATATGACTCACTTGATTTTACTCTGTATATAACAACACTTTTTAATTGAAAACTAGAAGCATAAGGTTTTAAATTATCTGACATTATCCTACACCTAACGAGAATGAATTACTAAAGAAATCTTGAGTAGGATTTCTACCAGATTCTACCCCACCATCAGCAGATGGTTGAGGACTCGAACCAGCAGAAGCAATTTGTTGCCCACCACCTGTATTTAATACAGTTATTCCTCCACCAGAAGATTTTGAAGATGAAGTTGAAAGAGAAGATATCTGTTGTCCTGCTTGTGGTGGAGATATTTGCTGCCCACCATTAGTAGATTTAAAATATTCCACAATTGATTTACCTTGTGGTTTAGACATATCTAGTTTTGTAGGGCCATCATAAAAATCAAATCCAGTTGCTGTTTTATGTGCTTTTATTGTTCCATATTCTGGGTGAGTGAATTGTCTTTCTTGACCAACTTTAAGACCATAATTACTCGTTATTGCTTGACCAAGTTGTGCTGGTGTTGGAGGTGCTGATTGAGAAGGTGAGGGAGCATTAAATAATCCAGATGGCGCTGCTTGTGCTCCTCTAGCCATCTGTGTTCTAGATCCATAAGCAGCAAAAAAATCATTATCTGATCCACCGCCTCTAGAAACAGATCCAGCTCCCCCTAATCCTCTACCCAAAAATTCAGTTCTGCCGCCAACATGTCTAGCAGCATTTTCTCTCAATTTAGCATCAGAAATTGCTTTAGCAGATGAGCGATACATTTGTCTTGCCTGTTCTTCAGTTACTGGTCTACCTCGTTTAGAATAATAATACATGATTGCTTTTGCAGCATCATCCTCGTTTTTAATATTCTTAAATACATCCGCCACTTTTGCTCCCTCACCACTACTAGAATTCGGATCTTTAAAAGCTACTTGATATTGATTATCTCTAGTTAAAATTTCTGTAATAGATTTCCCATACATTTGACCAGTATCTCCCAATCTATTATATACGGATTGAGCAACATCAGCTTGTCCTTGAGCAGACCCAGATTCTAGAGCAGCAATAGTTGCTAATGTGGCAAAATCTTGACCACTTCCACCTGGACCGTTTCCTGTTGTGTCATCATCTGTAGTAGTATCTGTTGGTCTATTATTAATACTATTACCAAGTTTTTCAAGTAACTTACCAAACCCATCAGTGAGTTTAGCAAATAAATCTTTCTTGGATTCGCCGTCTTCTTTTTGTTCTTCCTCTCCAACAGCTTTTCTTGGGGTGCTTCCCTTAGCAGCACTTACTATTGTTGGAGGCAATCCAAATACGTTGGCAATAGGTCTTGATACTCTTTCTATTTCTGGGTTTATATTTGCTCCTTCCCCACCCAAACTTTGCATATACTTTGTAGTTGCCGAAAGTAATGTTCCTCCAGCAGCCATCATCGGCAATGACATGACATCAACCATTGATTGAGTTAATTTAGAACTTTCGGTAGTTCCTCCCCCAGCAATGCCAGTTATATTTTTTGTTGTATCGAATCCAAACTTAGACGTTATGGGAGCAGAATTTACTGTGCTATTCCCCATTTCATACTTAGGATAATTATTAACAATTTTACTGGTGCCCATTTCATACTTGGGCATTGATTCAATACTTTTTGGAGTGGCAATAGGCTGTTGTGGTTTAGGTCTAACCTTCCCAT